ATAAGCTGTTCCAGAGCTGCGACGCGTTGTGGGCAATCGCGCATCGTGCGAGTGAGGGCGGTTGAAACTAAACTGTCTTTGCCACGTAAATAACAAAGTGTACGATGAACAGCAGTGAGCTCCATGACGGTTGAGGGTACAATCTGCTCAGCGGGCAGAGGGTCATAGAATTCAATGTCATAGTCAAAGTAGACGTTGCCAGTTTTGATTGCGTCGATGGTTGCAGTTGTGACGTAATCAGAGCATAAGACGATGCACCCTTGTTGTTCTTGGCGGTTTTGGGCATCGCCCCATGTGGGCAGGGCAAGAGTCAAGTCGGTTTGTGGTAACGGCCGACCTAAATCTATACCAGTATAGTACAACTCATTACCGCGATATGGCACGGTGATGGCAGCTTGTGGCACAATAACAGGTGTTGAAATGTTAGGCACAAGATCAGCAACTTGCGGGTAGATGAGTCCAGTTGTCGCAAATATGTTGCTAGCCTGTGTGAAGTCTTTGTAATAACCAAAAGCCAAAGACCCAGGCGAGGTGACTCCAGTTGTGGAAACGAAGCGCAACGAGAAGGAGTTAAATCTGTAGCGTTGAAACTTGAAAGCTCGAAGGCCGAGTTGCCCTCCAAGGTTCCAAGGATTGAGAGGCACGCCGAAGGCAGCAGGTAGCGAGACACCATCAGCGGCTTGGTTGAAATAAGCGCCGGGGAATGAGTTAGTGTCAACGCATGCGGCTTTGGCTGCATCGAGTGGGTCAATAACGGGTGACTGTGTTGCAAGCAAATACTGGCTGCCCTGAAACCGAACGCCGCTAAGTCCAAGCGACGGATGGTAACAAGGCATTTCGGCAGACACTTGTTGGGGATTACCAACAATTGTGGCATAAGCACCAGGTGCAACAGTAAGGCCTTCTTGAGGGGCAGCGGATTTGAAATTGAAATCACCTTCGAGACCAAATTTGATGTTGTTGCCTTTCATCATTCGACCACGTCGGCCACCACGTGGCTTACGTGACGGTCGGCGACTAGGTCGACGAATTGGTTTGCGAGAAGGTTTGCGAGTTGGCTTCCTTGATGGACGCCGTGAGTGACGAGAGATAGAGCGAGAGCGAGATTTGGATCTTTTAGCCGATCCGGAGCGCCGTCCGAGGACAGCTTTGATGATTTTGGAAGCCATGAATAGAGAAGGTGTTGGGTTCATCTCCCAATGGTGGACATGCATTAAATGTTTATTCCAGCATCAGGCAGGCCTACCCAACGGCCACTCGCAATGTCCGGCCGACATCGAGTCGTATTTTGAATGCGCCGGTAATCCACATTTACCGCGACGGTAAGCGTGGGATTGGTAGAGGGTTTGAATAAGGTGCGCCTAGCCAAATCTGAGAGATGCTAGCCAACACAGGATGATGAATAACCATTAAGGTTGCAGGGCGGGATGAGACGACGTTCGTCAAAAACAGCTCTAAATTCAACATGTCTGGCCGACTAATACCAAGCAGGCGTAGGTACACTTCTTCTGTGTAAAGGTTCGGGCCAATGATGTGGTCACCAACACTGTGAACCATTTTGTATCGCAAATCAGGATTCTCACTTGGAGGTAAAAGTTCACCAGCTATATGACGGAGCATCGTAGGTATGATGGCTCTAGTCATAGGTACATGGCGCAATGATTCGATGGATGATAATGAAGCACATTTTTCGATGTAAGCGTTGGTTGGTGTCCGGTCATCGAGACTAAACCCAGTTTTGGATAGTACACGACGAACATCAGGCACCAACACATGAGAGTCGACTCCATCAACTTTCATGGGAATAAAATAAGCACTGCAGAAAGACACAGGCTCTTGAACTAACGGCTCACTCTTGAAGCCCAATTCAAGCATCATAGCTGGCAATGCAGCAGCAACGACAGACACGTCAATTCCGTCTTCGAAAGCTGCTACAACGTCATCACCCAAGGCGAAAATGTAGTATTTGTTGTCATACCCCATCTTGCGAAAACAATAATGATGTGCAATGATGTTGAGAAAATAATTGTCAATAGAAGTATTGCCGTCTCCTGAACGGCGAGTGTATTTTGTAGAATACCGATAATAACGACCAGTTCCGACATTGTTAATGGTGGCATTGAAAAAACAAGCAACTTCGACTCCGAGTTCACCCTCGAGGGCAGTGTGGACGATAATGCTTGCGGCAGTGCACCCCATGCCTTGCGTTGAATCAAATTCTTTGAAATCAGCCTCCAAGAACTTATAACCGTTAATTTTTAAACAGTCATAAATGAGGCCAACCTCAACAGCATTTAAGCCGCAAGTATTGATATAACGTGGCAAATTGGCTAAAATCGGCTTGGCCAAGAACGGTTGTAGAGATTCAAAACAAGCTTTTGATGAAGCATGAGCATATGGTGCTACTGCCAATTGGTGACCACTCGTCAACGTGGCTTGTATGCCGCGGGGTAAGGCAAAGTACGCGCAGCCTTTCTTTGGGGGCTGAATTTCACGCTTGAGGAACAAATCGCGCTTATAATTTGGGGCAAAGTGTGGGTCAATGCCTATATAAGCGTAAAAAAACTCCTCAGGTTGTTTAGGTCCAGGTGTGTTGATGATGGTGTCACGGATAGTAGGTAGAAAAGATGGCGGCATAGTTTTGAGTATTTGAGGTAAATCAATGGTGAGGGCAGTTATCCAATTCGCATAAGTGGCAGGATTGAGCAATGCGGCAGGTTGCCCCAGGTGTCGGGATATCAGGGCACGGCATTCGTTGTGCGGTGAACTTGAGAAACACCCAGGTAACATGTCTCCAAAAACAAGGCCGTTAGCAAAGAACTTGCTGCCATCATAGGCATAGGCAGCTTGTTCACGAACTAGCTTACAAGTAGCGCCGGCAGGCACAACTAGTGGGCCATGGTTTTTGAGATTGATTGGAAATGGTAAATACTCACCACAGGGTAAGGGCATAGCAGAGGTTGAAGAAATTATAAAACAAGAAATTGGATTAGGAACAGATGACAGCTGATTGGTGCCTAAACTCGGCACAAGAACGCGGTACGCATCTGAAGGATGAAGGCGGCGATAAATCTCACCTTGTGAGCCCACACATGGTAAATTAGGATATGCGACGCGTATGATTCTAGGCTTGGCGTGTAGCATTTGCGGTGGTTCATAACCATCGGGAAAGGCCACGCCCCTACCTAGGCGGATATCACTAAAATGACCCATGAATGGTCCACGACCATAACCTGAACGTGGTGGGTTGGCAGGTATAATGATTTTACGCGGATCACTGGGTGGGCGATCAACACCATGGCCAGGTATGCCTATCTCTTGCGGAGATGGGGCACTTGCAAGTGGTGGTGCAGGTGGTGGCGGTGGTGGTGGTGCTGGTCGATCATGTCGAATTGGCAGTGGTAATTCAGGTGCGTTAATAGCGCGTGCGACTGTATGCACAGGTGCGTTACGGACATGACTAACACGCAATCGTGCGTGGCGAACACTGCGCCAATCGCGATTGAGACGCGATGGGCCGCCAGCGCCGCCAATGCCACACCGGTAGTACAAAATTGGTGTGTCACCCATGCTGAGGATTGGTGAAACGTATGAATCGCGTGGCAATGGTTGTTCGCAACCATCGCGATCCATGTACGCATAATCGGTTACAGATTCATTTACATGCAACTGATCACTGCGCACTACGTCCACGAACCGGGAAGCAGCATTGATGATGACGAAATCCTCGTTGACCCAGATGCCAAAGTGATAGTCTCTACCGGACATAAGCAAATTGGATTTCCATGGACCATCGTGGTCTTCGTCGAGACGTAACAAGTTAAATTTTGATGTTGTGGCGGTGGCAGTATCTTCAACGGGTTTTCCAGTTGGAGAAAATTGAAAGCCATGATCGCGAAAGAAGAAAGTGGGTAAACCATCGTTGTCGCCACGGTTAGGGCGGAAAGAGTTATCAGGTTTGGGACGATATGCACCAGGCCCATCATGTAGTGACAAAGCCTGGTTAATCTCACGATCGATGTTGCGAGCAAGGCGCACGCGTTTGTCATAGTTGGGCAACTGACGAACACGGTACCAAGCAGCTGGATGTGGCACAAGGGGCAGCACGATGTGGGGTTGTTCACCGTCAACAAATGAATCGGATAAAGATGAGTCACCAAGCTCACCAAAATCATCATCGTCCTTAAAGTTGAAATATGGCTGTATTTCAGGAATGATACGCATGTTTGGGACGTCGACGGCGGGTTCTTTGATTTCATCAATTTGGAGTGGAGTAGGTTGAATAATAACGGGATTAGGAATAACATCGCGAACGAGCTGAGAAAAAGTGTACACACGCGGTGGTGGTGGTGCAGGTGCATGAGACTGTAATGGTTGATAGTTGATCGGACCATAGTTTGGGTCAGGTTCAGGCATAGCGACACCATAAGCTGGTGCATACACTTCATCGAGCTCGTCTTCGAGCCGTTGGATTTGATCGTCGATATGCAACATGCGACGATCTTGGTTGTTTCGTTCAACGGGTGGTGGTATGGCAACGGGTTCAGCAGGTATAGGCAGGATGGGTTCGACCCCGCCATTCACCTCCCAAACGTCGTCACCAGGTGGTACAAAATTGACACTTGAGGCAATGTAATACATGCGATCCACATTTCGTGGTTGATGCCCGAGGTCGACTTGTAAGTCTGGGTCAACTTCAGGATCATATCGTTGTTTGTATTCACGGTACAAGTGGCAAGGAAAACAGAAAACACGACTTAATGTATAACATAGTTTTTGAGTCCAAGTCATGACAGGATTAAAGTCAATTTGTGGTTGGAATGCTGCGAGCTGGTATTTGCGTTCAGCTTGCATATATCTGGTGTGAAAGTAAGCAGCCATAGAACAAAGCTGCACTTGTGAAGCATTTGTGTAGCTATCACCAAAAGTATACAAGCCGCGCATACGAGATTCAGCAGCATACTGTAAATTATCAATAGTGTCAGAATTAGTCGGCGATTTGAGGCCAACAGACATGCACCAACGCAATAAGTCAGTGAAACACCATGCAGCTTTCCTAGGATAATGTTGACCACTGTGTTTTGTATCAGTGGTAGGAAAGAAGCATAGCGTCCACGTATGGTTAGCGTC